CTTCCTTAGCTTCTTTTTCAGTAAGCCAATTAAATAAGATTTGCATTTGGTTTTTTACGCAACTATTACAAGCCCAACTCACTTTCATGTCTGGATGTAATTCTTTTAGTATTGGTTCTAAGTTGTTTCTTAAAAAGGATATGTCTACAGAGCCAGGAAAGGCACTTGTTTTGTTATATAGTTTTATGGTTTCTTCTATTGTCATAGCAATCGTCTTTCAATTATACGTAAAATTAACGGAGTTATTAATATTATTGGGTCTAAAGTTATTAAAAAATAAATTAATGATAGCCAGAAGGTAAGGCAAAAACTACAGTTAAAAGGCTTGTAGTCCCATTTATCAATCAAAGGTCTAGCATAGTCTACCCATGTTGTAGCTATGGTAATTATTACTAATATGTCAACTATAGAATTCATTTAATGTCCATTTTTGTTTTATTTTGTTTGCTAATTCTTTAAACTTATATTGTATTGTATTACGGTGAATGTCGCTTTTCTCAGCTAAACAGTTTCTATTACCACTACAAATCAATAATTGTTCCATCATTATTTTATCTAAACCATCTAAAGAGTCAATAAGGTCTTTTAGTACCTCATCTTTAAAACAACTATTAGAATAGGTTTCTATGTCTTCTATACTACTAAATTGACTAGGTAAATAGTATTTAGTTCTGTATTGTCCACGCTCGCTAATTATTTGATAGAGGCAAAGTTTATAAACATATTTCTTAATAGAGTTTTCTTTGTCTAATTGGATAATAAAATCTTCTCCCTTGTTAAGTAGTATCATGAAAATATCTTGTTTAAAGTCCTCTAACTCTACCACATTGTATTCTCTACCAATCCAAAATATAAAGTTTTCTATTTTCTTAATTAGCTTTTTGTCCATTAATACTCTTTTGTTACGTTGTACATTTCAGACTTAAGAAAACTTATGTTAGTCCTCATTGCATCTATAACTCTATAGCCAGACTCTAACAATCTTCTAAGTTTATACATCTCAGGGACTTCTACATTAGCTTCATTAGTAGCTCTAGCTACAGAAAAACCCTCTTTGACTCTATCATGTATAACCTTTTCATAGTTTTGATGTGCTTCTGTTCTAATAGTTTCTATATAGTATAGATAGGCAGTCAATTCTTTTAGTTGTTTATTTAAGCTGTTACCATCAAATACGTCAGTTTGTTTATATTCTTTGATTATTTCAGCTATCTTTTTTAGTGTTGATTTCATCTTGTAGTTGTTGTATGGTTAATAATAAATTCATAAAGTCCTCAAATTCTAGACAGGCATAGTCTTTCTCAAAGTTCTTAGTAAATACTACAACTGGAGTTTTTCCCATAGGTCTGTCACTTCTTGCCTGTTCTAAGGCTTTCCAGATGTTTAACTTTTCTTGGTTTTTACATTCCCAGTGATAGTCAAATAAAACAGAGTCTGGATTAATGTCTATAATGTCGCCTTTTATACTCATTCCGCCACTCATAGGGGTGCGTCTTACATTAGTATTGAACTTTTTATTTAGTTGTTTAGCCACGTCTCTTTCAAAACGCTTGCCTTTTTGGTTAGCATTCATCAAATATAGTTGTTTGGTTTACATTTTGTTTTCTTGTTATTCCTACTGCTGTTTCTAATATTGTTTTACCAGCTTCATAGTCCACCAGGTTACGAGCCATTTTGTTTGTGGGTTGTTTTCCTTTGTATTTATAAAAATTGTAATCGTGAAACTCGCAAAGGTTTTTAACTTCATTTGTTCCTGTACTTATTCTAACTTCCCTATCAGTTAATTTGTTAGGTAAATTAAAGTTTGTCCAGTATAAATGTCTATGTCTTTTTTGAGCAGGTATTAAAGGTTCATAATAAGGGATTACATTTTCTATAACATATTTACCATTATACAAATGTTTTAAAAGTAGTATCTCCTCGTACAATTTCATATCTGGATATTTCATTTTTATTTTATTCTTGTTAGATTGAACTAATCTACTATGTGTTGGACAAGGTGGTGAACTCCAAATAAAATCAAACTCTTTGTAATGGTCTAATAAATACTGGTGTGCATCTGCTACTATTACTTTATCATTAGGGAAACGCTCTTGGTATAATCTTGCTGCCTCTGGGTCTAATTCTACCGCAGTAACTTCTACATCTGTTACCTCATCCCATTTGTATCGGTTGCCACCTAAACAAGCATATAAATTTAATATCTTCATAATTTTTGAAAATGTTTTCTAATAATTTTACCTAACTCAGCGTCGTTAGGATATATCCTACACAGCAAATTAATACTACCGTCAGTGCAACTATAAGGATGACTATAGTCTGTGTCCTTTGTTTGTCTGTATTCATTTAAAGTCCTTTTCTTCATTTTTATTATTATACTTTTGGATTAATAAAGTAAACACGCAACCACAAAAAAAAACTGTGATGTGTGATGCTAATATAAGAAAATAAATTTTATCCATTTTTGTTAGATTCTAATTCTGCTTTTTTTAAATTGTGTTTATAGGTAGAAAAGTCTGCTTTTAATATAGCATTTTCTTTGTAAGCTACAGCGTTTTCATATTTAAGTTTAGCTATGTCTTTATAGTTTTGTCTAATTTCGTGCTGTAAATCGTGTATAAGTTCTAGTATATCCATTAAAACTTCTAGACCTTCCTTTTTAACTTTATTATTATTCTTTTCTACTTCGGCACTAGCTTTAATAATCATTATGTCTAGCTTATTTTTTCTTAACATTACGTCTAATTCATCCATTTTGTATGTGTTTTAGTGGGTTATTGCCTCCTATTGTATAATAACCATTGTAAAAATTAAATCTTAAAGGCTCGTCTAGTGTAGTTAACTCTCCTCCAGTCATAACATTTTTAACCTTTTGAACATGTAGTTCTGTCATTGTTTTAAATTCTGGGTGGTTGCCCATTCTGTGAATAGCATATACGTCGTCCGCCCTATTTATGAACCCCATGCCTCCCTCAATATCACTAGACTTTGGAGGCTGGACAAACCCCTCTAAAGTATGTCCAGGCTTGTAGACTCTTCTAGCTGCTTCGCTTATTGGATGTGTATTAATATAAACTGTCTTTCCAGTCTTATTACAAAACTCTCTTACATTATTACAGAATAAATAGTTTCTGTCAAACTGTCCAAGCTTGCCACCTCTTTCTATATTTAAACCAGTGTAAGGGTCTATTAAGCAACCGTCTACATTCTCTTTAGCAAATATATTTAAAAGGTCTCCAGCAGTGTATAGCTTTCTATTGTCTACAAATTTAAAGTAACTGTCAATAATTTCTATTTGTTTTTTAATTTCTGACTCCGTTAGGTCCTCAACTTTTTGTCCTGTTAGCATTTGAATCATACTAATTTTTAACAGTTCTGGAGAGTTCTCTCCACTCCAAACACACCACTTTAAATTGTTATTCATAGAGTGGCACAGTAAATACCAAATAAAAAAATAAGTTTTACCAACATTAGGAAAGCCAGAAACAACAACCATTTGACCAGGTTTAAATCTTACATACTTGTCAGTAATTGGACAGCCTATTCCTAGACCTTTTTTAATCTCTCCGTTTTTGTATTTAATAGCGTAGTCTAGTCCGTAGCCTTTATTTAGTATCATTGATTGTGCTTAAAAATTTCTTTAATGAATCTGTGTTTTTGTGTATTGGGTCACTAAATGTAGTTTTTTTCTTTGACTTTTTAGCAGCCTCGACTCGTTTAAAATATTGTTCTTTTCTTTCTTTGTATTGTGTATCTAAAAATTTTATGTTAATTTGGTTGTCCTTTTTTTCAATCATTCCTTCATCTATTAGAACGTCTAGAGAATCTTGACCAATTCGCCTAGCCATTTTAATATAGGTCATTGAACAATCTTTATTCCAGTAGTGAAAACAGGCATCTATAAAAGACCCTTTGTCCTCTTTAGATAAATACATTATATCACCTCCCAGCCACTGACTAGGAAAGGCTTTAAAATAGGGTAGTTCTTTGCTCATTGTTTGTATTAAATTGTAGTTTGTTGCAGTTAAAATGTTTACCTAAGTTGTTTAATTGGTCAACTAAATTAATATTTTTATTATGCCATTTACTATTATAATAAATTTTAGTTACTGTGCAACTGTCTAAAGGTATTGCTTCATTTTCTACATTAAAGTCGTGTTCTACTTTTAAAACTACTGACTTTTTTGTGTGCCATGAATTGCAAATCCTTTCTAAAACCAACCTTTGTCCTGTAGGTATTTCAGCATTTTTATATTTAACCTCCATTAATATTAAAACTTCATTATTGAACTCTAATACAGCATCAATGTCAGTAGGGTGCATAGTGCCATTTTGTAAACCAGTAAAGTCAATCCCTTGTTTTATATAATTTAAGTTTCTAATTAAATTCAAAATATGCTTTGTTTTTTTGTTCGTATTTGTAAAAAGCTAATAGCTCATTTTCATTTAATGACTCTTCTGAATATAACCTATCGAAACTAGAGGACACTATTTTAATGTCCTCTACTTCTTTTTTAGGTTGTTTATAGTCAATATATTTAAAATCCTTTTTCTGGATTCTATAGGCTTGCACTAAACTAATATAAGTTATTTTATATTTTTTAGCAATTTCAGGCATTGTCATTCCGTTTGTTAACATATTTTGTATATCTAACAAACTCAAACCCAATGCTTTCAAGACTTTTGACTCTTTCATATAACTTAAAAGGGTAAGTCATCAGAACTATTAGAAACCTCTGCCACTGGCTTAGTCTCTTTTTGTTCTTCTGGGTTGTATGTGTTAACACTTAAAGACACATCTTTTCCGTATTGGTCAGGCTGGTCCTTTAGGTTTACATTTAATTTAAGATACTTATTTCCTTTATAATCGAAAACATGTTCTTTAACTTTGTCAATATGAACAGTAACAGTCATCCAGTTATCATTCATTTTTTTACCGCCTCCGCAGTAGATTGTTGGTTTTTTATCCATTGTTTATTTATTTATTGTTTATTATTTTTATACTAACCAAGTCTCAGAAGTTGACTTTTTACTTTCTTTCCTTAGTCTTTCAATTAATTTTATTAGTTTGTTTTTTTGGGTTTTTTCCAAACAATTTAATTTAACTATTTCATCTGTATTAATTCCATAAAGTTCAAACTCTTTTAAAAATTGAGTAAAACAGCCATCACAATAAATGCCTTTTTGTTTTACTAAAACCTCATGACAATATTGCCATTTATATACAGGCATTACTTTTAAAAAATCAAATCTAATTTTAGTTTCTGATTTATAATATATATAGTCAGTGTTTTTATATTTCATAATTAAAATTTATAGGTTATTCCTACAGCTACAAAAAAACCTCCTGTAGCTATTGCAAGAGTGTTAGGGTTAAAATTTAGTTTTTGTTTGTGCCATAACATGCTAGTAGTGCCAGCAGTCATCAAACTTAATCCTCCAATTATAGCAAATTTTTTCATAATCTAAAAGTTTAAGTCTACCCAAAGGCTTTTTAAGTAAGACCTACACTCTACAACTCTGTCATAAATCTTTCTTATGTCCTGTTCATTTCTATAGATTTCAAACACTTTAATTCTATATCTAGAGTCTATGTCAGAATATTTATATTTACTAGCAAACTCTACTAAGTCAGTGCTTTCGTCTCCAAAGTATTCTCTTTGAATTAACTCCTCAGGCGTGTCCATTAGTGTATAGATTAATTTATACCTATCAATATCAGTTAAAGCCATGTAGCCTTGAGCTTGCCAATAATAGTCTTTGTTAGGTACACTATTAAAGTATAGAGGAAAGCTAAAACAATCCCAACTATTTTTCACGTCTATTATATATTCATCTAAAATAGCGTCTGGAGTTCCTGTTAAAAAGCCATTTTCAAAAGACTCTTCATTCTTTACTAAACTAGGAATGTCTAATTCTTTAGATATAAAACCTAAAGACTCTACTTCTACAGCATTTCCTTTGTCTATGTACTTACTAAATACCTCTTTTTTACGGTTATAAATTTGCTCTTTACTCCACTCCTCTAAATAAGTTTTAGTTGTTTTAGATAGTGTTTCTGTTTTACTTCTAGGATTGGTCATTATTTTACCAATAGCAGAACATCTTATTTTAAATTCTTTCATCTTATTGGTTTTTAATTGCGTTAGCTACTTCGTCTGCACTTGCTACGTTAGAATCTACACCGATTCCAAAGTTAGCTAAACATCTACCCCAGCTTGAAGTCTCACAGTTTTCAATAAAAGAAGTCTTATTAATAAAAGTAGAGTTCTGCTTTTCGTGTGCATGTCCAGAAGCTACTTCTATTCCAGCATCGTTTTTAATAGTTGTTTTAATTATTACTCCATTATCGTTAATGTGAGTTATTTCTGAGGTCATTGAATATCCTGTAAATTTTTCTCTAAAATATTTAATTCTCTCGTTTACTGTTACGTAGGCTTTGCCCTTTATGTCAACTGTTTTTAATTGGTTCATTGTTGTGATTTTTAATTTTGGTTAATATAATTATTAATTGTTTCATCCTCTTTGGATTGTAATTGATAGCTAATTCTTTTAGCTCAATAGATATTTTAACAACTTCAGTTATTAAATTACTAAATCTATTTTGATGGATTTCTAGGTCATTGTCACTAAGTTTGACTCTTTTTAAAATACCTTTATTCCATTGGACCTGACTTATAATAGCTAGAAGTCTGTCACTTAAAAAGTTGTGTCTTTGGTTAGCTTGCCAATAGTCCCATTCTTGTTTCTGCCTGTAGTAAAACTCGTATTTATCCATCATTAAAGTCCTCCATAAGTTTTAGTAAAACCTTAGAATAAGACTTATGTCCTAACTCTTTACATTTATTTTGAAATTTTACTAGAGTTTCTAATTTGTCTGCTGGAACATAAAATGTTCTCATAGTATATTTTAAATCTGACATATTTTAATTTTATAATTTAGTCAAATATATAAATATATTTATAAATATAAATACAAATTAAAGAAACTTTATTAACAAACGATTGTTAAAAGAGGTGTGTTATTCTAGCAATTTGTCCAAATTCACTAAATAAAAATGCTTCTATAGCTTTGTTATTTGAACTTTGATAGCCTGAGGTGTGATGCCAATAGTCTTGTTCTGACGTTGACATAAGAGACTCCACCCAGAGTCCTGGATATTGCTTACTTACTTTGTGATGTATGTGCTGAGTAAACATGTATCTGTATTTAGTGCTAGACCAGTCTGCACATTCGTCAGCTACTATCATTGGTAACGTGTCAGCCTTAATTTTATGACCATGACACGAAGAAATTAAGTTGTTTTTGTACTTGTAGTATTTACGCATCTGCAAACTAACATCAAAAGTAACAGCTTTATTATGCCTAAACCATGCAGCTAACAACTCTGCAACCATCCACCCCACAGTATTGTCATGATTACCAGGTGTAAACATTACGTGGACCGTAGAGACTTGTAACAACATTTCTATTATTTCAACCATCAACCTTTTAGCTATTAGAAAATGGTCACTTAGCAAACCGTCACTGTCTTGTCTAGTGCCTCCAGTTGTAGTCATATTAAAGTTGTCTACATGTAATAAGTCTCCTGAGAGTAATAGAATAGTCTTATCTATGTTAAACCCTTGAGACTTTGCCAAACATCCTCTAACACCTTCTAAAGCTCTACTAACTGCTATTTGGTTGTTATACTCCTCACCACTTACAAAAGACCTACAGAGCTTTCCTATATGCAAGTCACTTGGACACATAAATAATAAATGTCCGTCTGTATATTTCTTATAATTTAGTTTAGGATATTTAGGGGAATATTGTTTAGCTTCTTCTATAACTTCTTTAGCTAGTTTCTTAAAGTCTTTTTCTTGTGGTTTAGGTTGCTTAAAATATAGACTAGCGTTGTCATTCTTAATCCATCCACTATGCAAAGTCTGAGGGTCTAACCCTTCTTTTTCACATTCTTGAATGGCTCGTCTGTAGTTGTTTATTATTTCTGCTTCGTCTTGGTTAAGTCTGTAGCGTGGGTTGCCTTTGTCTTTCCACCTTTTATTATGAGATTTCAAAATTCTTTAGTGTTGGTTTTTGTAAATATAATAAAAATATTTAATTTACTTTTTTGCTATACTTCCAAAGTAAAAACCAAAAATAGAAAGAACAATCCCCTCACATAAACCTATTAGAGTGTAAAATGTTTTCTCGTTACTCTCTGGAATTGTAATATAAACAATACAATAAACTAAAAAAACAAAAGTTCCTAACCCAACTAAACCAGTTAAATTAAACATAAAATCAAACTTTCTAACCTTTGAGATTTCTACTTCTCTATTTCTAGCTGAGTCTCTGTCTGCTACTTCTAGTTTATATAGTTCTATAACTCTATTATGTAGTTCTTTTTTTTCTTCTAGTGTTAAGTCAGGGTCTTTAGAAATAATGTTTTTTAATATTCCCATAGTACCAGTAGAGGGCAAAACATCGCCAATTAAATCTAAGATTTTAGGTGCTTTCTCTTTAAGTAATAATCCTATTTTAGTGTCTTTAAGTTTCTTCACCTATAAATTTTTATACTCATTGGTGGCGTCAAATGATGGACAAGCTTTATTTGCAAACTCATTATGTGAGTAAATAGTAGAATCTGGAAACATTGCTTTTAATGTTTTAAGTACATGTAATAGACTTTCTTTTTGACTTTCTGTTCTAGTGTCTTTAGGTGTTTTACCATCTGCCTCAACTCCTCCACAATAACAAATCCCAACAGAAGTTTTATTATGTCCTTTTGTATGCGCTCCAGACTTGTCAATATCTCTACCTTTCCATATTTTAGCATTGATGTCAATATAAAAATGATAGCCAATGTCTGACCAGCCACGTCCTTCAACGTGCCATTTCTTTATAGTTTCAACAGGTATGTCTTGACCTTCTCTTGTAGCAGAGCAATGAACTATAATTTTATCAATTTCCCTCATCTCTTTTTATTTTTCTATTGACTTTTTTTTTTGCGTTTAGTATTAAACGCTCCTCAACTCTTGCAAGTTTTTCTCTTAGTTGTGTATTTTCTTGGATTAACACATCAATTCTAGACTCTAAAGATTCTATTTTGTCTTTTAGTTGCATTATGACCTGGGCTTGTAAAGAGTCCTGGCGTTGTTCTCTTTTATCTCCTATGTCTATTTTCTGCTTTATTATGTTCCAAATTTCTTTAATTCCTAAAGCTGAAATTAAAGCTATTAATAAACTGTGGTCATCCATTTTTATACTATTTACCTTGTCCATTATACTTCTTTACATACAATTTAGAACCTTTAGTGGTAGACGTTTTAGTCTTAGCGTGTATTCCTTTACGCTTTTTCTTAGGCTTGTATTTCTTTAATATTGTAGTCTTAGCCATTATTCTGGTGTTATTCCTAATTCAGCTAATCTTAACAACCAATCTGCTTCATTATCATATTCTTCTATAACTGGCATACCTGAGTCTAATCTTGTTCCATTTGGACAAAACCCATAGAAAATTTTACTTTTATCTTCTAAATAAACTATATACCAAGTGTCTTTATCTACTGTTTTATGTACCATATTTAATTTATTTCTGTGTCTCCACTTATTGTCCAATTAGCAGTAGCTCCAGTTAAATAGTCTCTTGCAGCACCAGCATTAGCAAAATTAGCTCCACCACTTCTTGCTCTGTCAAAAGTCATAGCATTTTGAGTACTCATACTAACCGTATAAGGAGCTGAATTGACATAAACATAATTAGCCCAGCCTACTACTGTATCTGTATAATTAGCTGTAGACATTCCTGACCCATCAAAAGTTCTTGCTGCACTAAAACTACTTGTGTTTAAACTCCATCCTGATAAATTTTGATTAAAAGATGATGCATTTCTAAACATTTGATTTATATTAGTAACACTACCAGTATTCCAAGAACTTATATTTTGATTAAATGCATTTGCATTTCTAAACATATAAACCATAGTTGTAACGTTACCAGTGTCCCAACTGCTTATGTCCGCATTAAATACTGTTGCACCATAAAACATTGTTGCCATAGTTGTAACTTTACTAACATTCCATCCACTAATGTCTTGATTAAATGCTGAGCATCCATTAAACATAGAAGTCATATTTATAACATTAATAACATTCCAATTAGATAAATCTTGATTAAATGATGAACAGCCATTAAGCATTGATAGCATAGTTGTAACTTTACTAACATCCCAAGATGAAATATCTTGATTAAAAGAAGTTGCACCAAAAAACATTTCAGCTATAGTTTCAACATTACTAACATCCCAAGAACTTATATTACCATTAAAAGAAGATGCTCCTGAAAAAGTTTCTTGCATATATATGACATTTGAGACATTCCAACTATTTAAACTTTGATTAAAAGAAGTTGCACTTCTAA